AGCTTCTGATATTTGAAAAGATTTGAAATCAAACATAGTAGTCCTTTTTTATTATACACTACTATTTATAATATATAATAACTTAAATTTTTGTTTTTTCTTTTGCTTTATAAAAATCTGGATTTGGAATAACATTACCATTAAAATCCATTTTTATAATATCAGTATTTTCAAGCATAACTAACATATTTTCACTACCTTCACGTATACCAATTCTATAAGATGAATATCCTACACCAATTATGCATATTGAAAATATAAGTAAATATTCTAAAACCATTTTATATCCTTGTTAGTTCTGAATGTAATCCTTTTCCAACCATAGCTGTATGAAACTTTAAAGCTTCTTTAGCTGATTCAAAAAGGTATTCAGCAACCAATTTTTTTGTTTTTTTATTGGTTGCAATAACTTTATATATTTTTTTATCATCTTTCATGTACATATACATCCAATCTTTCGGCGTGTCTTAATGGAAGTGATTGATCATAACCTCTAAATCCTCTACCATCTAAAATAGAAGGTTTAGTTCTAGGACCTCTTCCTTGTAGTTTAACTCTATATCTAGGTAATTTTGGAGCCGGTGCATCTGACCAACCTGTATTATACCTATATTCAGCAATTTGTTCATTTGTTTTATTAATTTTATTTATTGAACTAATTGTTTTTCTAATTGTTTCTATTTCTAACATATCACCAGCACATTTTACAGATGCTGTCATTATATAACTATTACTTCTTCTCATATTAATACCCAGATGTTATATGTGCATATTCATCTGAGCAATTAATTACTCCACATACACATTCATTTTTTTCTAATCGAGTTTTTTCCTCGAGCTCCTCTTGCCATGTTGGTGCACCCACCATATCTCTAATCATATCTTCATTCATCTTGACATCTCCTCAAACCTTTTCATTACAAGTTTTTCTTTTAATGCATCCATATCTGCGAATGCAAAAAACTCATCCCATGAGTCAGAATTTGGTGATGGAGACCCTGCAGGTCTGTTAAATACTTCATTTACAACCATCATACCTGATAGTTCGTTTACCTCTCCAGCTATTTGCTCGAGGATTTGATCATTTACTATATTACTCATTTTCACTCCTTTTTAATTTTATAATATTATTATACCATAGTTTTACTGATTTGTACACAGTTTTTTTTATTTAATTGCTTGCTTGATTTCATCTCTTATAATTCCAGACATTTGAAATGCATTGAAATCACCTGAAGCTGATATACCAAAGTCATTATCATTAATTACTAGTTTGTAATATTTTGAACCACTCATAAATTCTTTAAATGCGTTTTCAATATATTTACCACTAACCCAAAACTTATTAGATTGACCTTGAACTGGATTTAGATTATATCCTAATTCATGTCTTAAGAAATCTTTTATCTTATCTACTGAAAAAGATTTTTTATCTTGGTTATTCGACTTTGCTATTATATTATAATTTTTCATATTTACTCCTTTTATCATATTATAGTTATACTATACCATAGATTAGAGTAAATGTAAACAGTTTTATTGAAATTGTTACACAATTGTAACAAAACTATGCTAAATTACATCATCTAGAGGAAATAATTGATAAATTGATTCAGCACAAGCCTTTGCAATATCAATGTGTTCCTTTTGAGTACCATTTTCAGATCTTAATTGAATGTAATGAATCCAAGATCTTAAGGTTCCATTTACATACATACGTGACATTGTTAAACCTTCTGGTAAAACAGCTCGAGCTTGTTCTTTTGCAATACCTGCTTTTATTGCCCAGTCGTATGCATGTTTGCATCTTTCAATAATAACTTCTTGATAAGATTCCCATATATGATTTATTGAATCTTCCATAGGAATTTCTATTGAGTTTTGACGATTTTTAGTATCTTGTAATCTAGCTGGTCTAGTTACAAAGTTTAAATCTTCAGTAGGATCGGCATATCGCTGACTGAACTCTTGAAATGAAAAAGATCTATGCCTTAAGATCTGTCGAGCGATATCCCGTGTTGTTTCAATTTCCATACAAACATTGGCCATCTCAAGAGGTGACCAATGCTTATTTTTAATCAAATATTTAATCAATTTTTCGGCGGTCTCATTATTGTTTTGATTGCCAGGATTTGAAACCCTAGCACAATAAGCAACCAAATTTATCAAATCATCATCTAAATTTTCATCAATCATTGATTTACTATATGAGACCACACGAACATTAAACATTCATTAACCCTCAGATTTAACTAGAGTATATATTCCATATCCTAAACCGACCCATGCTGCTAGTTTAGCTAAGCCACCGAATAAAATAACTGATCCACAGACTGCAATCAATGCAACACCATCAAGTGATGTTCTTTCACCGATTCTATCCATAACCCAGTTTTTTGCGTTTAGTAACATATCCATATATTTTTCTCCTATACTTTAAAATCCGCAAACGTGTCTTTTCTTTCATTATTCCCCCACGTTGCGATTGGTTTATCGGGAATACTCATATCTGACATTATGTCCGATTGAGCTGACTCTTCTACATCGTATAACTTCATCCTAGCACGATCAATACCAACGACAAAACGTTTGTATTTGGTAGGATCATTATAACGATTTTTAAGTTGCTTGACCATCACTTGATTTAGTTCATCCAATTCCTCAGTTGAAATTAAAGCAAACATCAAATCAGCAGTGGCTGGTAAGCCAAAGGATTCAGAAGTATCTTCAAGTCCTACGTCAGTATTACTAAAACCTGACCTTGTTGTTTGTGTTGCCGACATAATCGGTAATTTAAACTCAATGGCCAAGCCACGTAATTCTTCAGCAATTGCTTTTACGTAAGTATAACTATTTATACTTCCACCCATACTTTTCATCCTAGATGATGCACAAATATTTAAATAATCGATATAAATCATATCAGGACTAAAGTTCTTTTTTAGTTTAAGTTCTTTTAATAAAGCCCTGAAGTGACCTGCATGTGCAGCACCTGTTGGATATTCTTTTACAATTAATTTACCAATTGTTCCTTTCGCGATTTTACTTATTTTTTCATTGAATACATTTTTTGGCAAATTGGATAATTGTTGAATTGGTAAGTCCATTAGATTAGCATCGATTCTTTCCGCGATTCTTTCTTCAGCCATTTCTAAAGTAATGTATAAAACATTCTTGCCTTGTGTTAATACTGACGCAGCATTATGACACATAAACAAAGATTTACCTACACCAGTACCAGCCAAACAAATATTTAATGTTTTGTTTGGTATACCACCTTTTGTAATTTTATTGAAATAATCTAGATCAAATGGTATTCTTTCTTCTTTTCTATTGTAAAAATCAAAACGGCCATCAGAATCATCAATATAATCATGACCTATTGCTTGATCGAATGAAACACCTAACGCATCAGATAATATTTCTGGTATTGCACCTTCAGTTTTTTCTTTGTCTTTACCATCTATTATTTGAATTGATTCCATAATCGCATTATATACCGCGCGATCACGACACCATTTTTCAGTTTCCTCAATTAAATAATCAGTATCAACGTCAGTTTTTAAATTAATTTCACTAATAAGATTGGAAGCCAGATTTAATGAATCTTCTGGCGCAGAGATTTTTTTAAGTTCTAACTCAAGTATTTTACCTGTAGGTAGTTTATTATGCTTAGATACAAACCCTACTATAAGGTCAAATACTAATTTATGTACGCCTTCAAAATAATTCTTTTCAATATATGGAATTACTCTTCGGCAATAATCTTCATTATTAAGTAAATGACTCAGTACGTGAGTCGGTAGTTGATTTTCCAATTGTTCCCTCATTAATAATATGCTTTAATAAATCACCTAGATAATTATTAAAGTCTTCATCTTTTCTTAAATCATCGTGATCAAAATCACCTGGATCAACAATATTATATGTAAACTGTAATGTTGCCATATCTAATTGTTGATCTTCTAATATTTTTACTGTTCCATAAATTACCATTACGTTTTTGTATGGTGATTCTTTTGTAAACTTTAGAGCGTAAAAATCTGAATCAGGATGTTCTTGTGTAGTGTAATGATTATTCATCTTCTCCTTCCACATCAAGTTCAATATCTAATAATGGCTTATGACCAATTTGATAATATGACTTTAAGAACTTTTTGAAATCAGTTTCTTTAAAGATTGGATCCCAAAACTCTTTTGTAAGTGTATCTTTTTCTCTAACTTTTGGATCAATCATTTCACCCGTGGCGTGATCCACTTTTGCGTACCAACCCATAGATGGCTTAGTAACATAACCACCAGCCAAGGCAACATCAAGCAAGCCAGAATAAGGTTCAATACCACCTTCCCAGCTACAACTAATAGGTACTTTCGATTTTTCTTTAACAAATCTAGATTTTTCGACATTAATAACAAAATTATATCCTTTTACTTCGGTTCCTTTTTTAACTTGTTGTCTACCAAGAATCCAAATGTTATCAGCTGAGTAATAAATACCTGTACCACCTGAAACAATTGCTTTTGGAAACAGTCCAATTTCTTGATATGTATGATTTACTGCAAGCAATGGAATATTTTTCATAGTTAAATAAGGTGTAACCATTCTAAATAGACCTTTTAATGCTTTAGCCCTTGACATATCTGCAACAGATTTTTCGTTAAGAGCATCTTCTAATTCTTTCTTAGAAGCAAGGTTACCAATAGAATCGATAACAATAACAACTTTATCTCCTCTATCAATATTATCTAGTTGACTTACTAGATCAAATTTTAATTGTTCGACATCAACAATAGGTGTATGTAGCACTCTTGAAGTATCGATACCAAATGCTTCAAAATATGATTGTGGTGAACCAAATTCTGAATCATAAAATAATAACACTGCATCTTCGTGTTCTTTTAAATAAGCTGCAGCCATAAGTAATGCAAATGATGTTTTAAAGTGTTTACTTGGGCCGGCTAATACCGTTAGACCTGAAGTAAGACCACCATCTGGATCACCTGACAGCGCAACGTTTACCATAGGTACATCTGTTGATACCATATCTTTTTCAGTAAAGAATTCTGATTTATTAAGTTCTTTTGTAAACTTAATTTTAGAATTCTTTTTAAGTTTATCCATTACTGACATTATCTTCTCCTTGGCTCAGGATAGCCATTTAGTTTAAGCATTCTTTCTTTTTTCTTCCATCTGGCAATAGCTTCTGCTTTTTTTCTTTTGCGCTTGGCAGTTGGCTTTTCATAGAATTCTCTTTTACGAACTTCTTGAATAATACCAGCTGCTTCAACGGATTTTTTAAATTTTCTTAAAGCGACATCAAAAGGCATTGGCCCTTGAGGCTTTTTATTATTTTTTCTCCACTTATTTTGTGGAGGTTTGTTTAAATTAATACTTGGCATAGTTCTCCTTTAATAATATAGTTATATTATACCATAAAATCAGTGATTTGTAAACAGTTTTTTTCATAATTATACGATTGTTTTCTATTATCAAATATTAAATAATTTGTATCAATCATATCTAAATTACCTTCTAAATATTTTTTTATCATTTTAGCTGGCCATTCAGCAGTTGTTACAGGCACATTTTGACACATGTGATTTAAATTACGTTTAGGATCTAATAATTGAAAATCTTTAGGTAATTTCATAAGTGATAAAGCTTCCCTTACTGTTAGATAGCGATCTTCATCGGGATGACTTAATGATGTTGGCATATGTCCTACAAAAGCTCCTATTTTATCTTTAGGAATCTCTGTAGTTTTTCTCATTATATTTCCACCAGATTTAAGTTTATGGTATTGTCTATCACATTTTTTTGCAGTAGATTCGTAACCATTTTCTCGCATCCAGTTTGCTACTTCTTTATACGTAGTTCTTTCTTCAATGTAATCCATTGGATTAACTGTTTTTTCAATTTTGTTTTGAAACTCTTGGTGTGTAATACCGCCTTCTAAAACTTCTAATACATATTTATAATATGGATTGTCAGTAGGTTTACCATCATTACATAAAATTTGACTCATAGGATCATCATCACGTTTTTCAACATTACGAATATCTTCAGCGATATTTCCTGGTGGTTTATAGTGATAATTAAATAATGGCACTTTATCATCTTTCCAAAAGAAATAAAATGTTCTATCTCTTACTTGTGATAATCCATGTAATATTGATTTTGTTTTAATTATTGAAAATGTATAACCATTTTTTTCACCAATTTTTCTAAGTCTTTTTACAACTGGTTCACCCATTGCTGAAGCTAATCTTGGTGCGTTTTCACCCCAGAAAACTTTAGGTTGTATTTGTTCTAATACGTATTCAGCAGACGTATACATCCAATCGTTTGCTTCATTATTACTAGAAGCTGAAGGTGATAATGAACTTAATCCAGCGCATGGACATACTGTATTCACTACATCTACAGAATGCGGATGCTTTTCACCTTCAGACAAATTTAAATATGGTACTTCATTATTATAATAATTTATTAAGTGTGTTTCGTTAGCTTGAAATCCATCAAAGGTTAACATATAATCTGGTCTTTTACCAAATACATTTTCCATAGCTATCGTTTCGCCACCTATTAATGGTACAATACTAGCGTAATTCATTATCTTTCTCCAATATAAACCATAGACCAATTAAATTGTGTCCAATTTTTAGAATTATCCTTTAAAACTTTTGGAAACTGTTCTTTAATAGATGTATATAATCTATAAGGTTTACCTTCTTTAGGATTTTTTAAATCACCCCAACCTTTCCAATCTATTTCTATAGCTATTCTTTTTACTGAAGCTGGAAGTTTTTTATTTTCTAAATTTAAAAAATACTCACCACCTTCAATATCTATCTTTAAAATATCAGGTTGTTCTTTTTCAATAATTTTCCAAAAATCATATGATTTAACCTTGATTTCTTTACGGCCTCTTCTTTTTACCATAGAATGTAATCCATGGTTTTTACCTTGATTTATATAAAAATTATTTTCGCCATCATTACATGAAGCTATTCCTTCATATAGTGTTACATTACTTAAATTTTTAGTGTTTTGTTTATAATACTTTATATTAATTGGATCTGGTTCAAAAGAAATAATTCTATTTATGCCGTATGTAGAGGCTAACAAACTAGTATAACCTTTATTACCACCCAGCTCGAAAAAACATTTAGGATTATTTTCAAAAAGTTTTTGATAACCACTTTGTTCTGCAATTATTTTAAGATCAAATGTATTTGGAATATAATACACTTTTTGACCATAATATTTTTCAGTATATTCCATTAAAAAAAATCCTCCAACGAGTTCATTTGACTTGATTGATACGCTTTTTTATGATATATTGTAACAACAAGTTTCTTTTTACCTTTCCATGGACCTGATACTACATCTTTTTCTTTTACTTTTACAAACTCTGGCCACAAATTAGCAAGATCTTGTTGAGCTTGGTTAGCAACTTCTAATGTGCGCCATGTAGAACATCCACCATCAGCATTAGTTTCAGAACAACCAACCATATATTTAGCTGATATTCTATTTTTAAAACCTCGTGTTAGCAGTTGTAAGTTTACATCAAAGTCTTCACCTGCATGTAATCTATTCCATTCAATATCTCTTGGTATTTTTGGACCATTGTAAAATACATTAGTCATTATTCTTTGACATTCTCTAATAGGCCATTGTCTTAAATCAGGAATTACCCAAACTGGTAAAAACCCACCATAACAAATACCTTCATTAATCCATTCATTTATTAAATTAAATGCATCATCAAAATCTTCATTAGTATACTTACGACTTAACCATTTTGTTCCTTCACCAGGATTTGGTTCTTTTACAACAAATTCTAAATCATCATCAAATACAAAGTGAATTGAATCTTTAAACTCATTAAATATCCACTCTCTAGTAGGTGCAATACGATTTATATTTTCAGGCAAACATAAAACTTTATCACCATACTTGGATTTCATTTCTTCAAATTCATGAGTTTGTACTACAAACTTTGTTATATCTTGATATTTTTTTGGAAGAGCATTATATGTTAATTGTTTATCCATTCTTCCCAAGGTTGGTATTATAATATGTTCTATCATTTTTATTTTATCCTGTTAGAGTTGCTACTAAATTATTAGCTAAAAATATTAAACCTACACCATTTAGTAGTATTAATGCTCTATCTTTCCATATTACTGATACAATCAACCATAAGAAAATTCCTATAATGGAAAGATATAAGTCATATATTTCCATTCCTTCAACACCTCTAATTGACATAGCCATTAGTATAAAAGCAGATGCTATCCACTTACAATACCAGCTAACATCGTATTTAGGCGTAGCTGATTTAAATATTCTTTTACTATTTTCTAATTCTTTTTTATCGTATTTTGTCATTTAAATTTATTTTTCCTTTTTTATAAACATAATTTGGCCTTGTGATCCTAATTTTAATACAAAAGTATCACCTTCTTTAAGACCAGTGTTTTCAACTTTAATCATCTCATCTGGATCAACATCAGCCATTGTTAATCCATTTTCATTTAAAACAAATGTAAAATCTGCGTAAAACATTTTTATCTCCTTATCTGGCGCACCCACCAGGAGTCGAACCTGGAACCTACAGCTTAGAAGGCTGTTGCTCTATCCAATTGAGCTATGGGCACAAACTATATAGTAGTTATATATTCGTATTTTATCCCAGCCTCTTTAAATAAAGCTTTGGTTAATCTAGTGGACACTGCCCACTGCTCAGGTGTTCCATTTGTAACTGGTGTTGATACAACTCTTTTTACACCAACTTGTATCAATCCCTTAGCGCATTCACTACAAACCGGTAATCCATAAATGTATATTGTACTTCCATTTAAAGATACACCATTATAGGTAGCGTTGTATATGCAATTCATTTCTGCATGAACTACATACTTATATTTTTCTTCTCTATTAGTTAAACGTTCTTCTTTATCTTCAATACCACGTGGAAATCCATTATATCCCTGTGCTAAAACTTGGCCCTTTTTACCAATAGCTACAGCACCTATTTGTGTACTTGGATCTTTTGACCAAGTAGATATCTCTCTAGCTAGTCTAATATATTTTTTATCCCAATCATTTGACAAGATTAAAATGCCTCTCATATACATGCAAGTTTTGTACTTGCCAATAGATACTACCTACATCTACATCGAGTTCAGTAGCTAATTCAGCAAGAACATATTCTTGCCAAGCGTAATCGTTACGATAACCAAATATTACGTCATTTGAACGCATTTGTACTACACAATGTAATTCACCATTACGAATATAATACGTTACTGAGTTTGTACAAATAAAATCATTTTTACCGTTTTCATTATATTCTTCCCATATTGAAGGCCTAGTATAAATCATCGATGCTCGACGTGAATCAGGATTTCTAGTTAATTCTAAAACTACTTGTTCAAATTGTCCATAATATTTTTCTGACCAAATTAAATGGCCATAATTAGAATTGATTTCACCATGCTCATTTGCAGTAAGTTTCCAAGCCATTGGCGGTTCTTTATCTGTATCATAACGGCCGTTATCGTATATATCAAAAATATTTGTAGATTGAGACCTATACCATTCGATTTCATCTCTAATATATTCATCATTTGGCTCACCAAATATAGCTGGTTCATTAGCACAAAATGAAGCACCAATCAATTCAATTGTTTTTGCACCAGTTCTATCAATAGTAAAGCGTTTATTACTTAATTCATTAATAAAATATTGCTGAATTTGACTAATCTCTAACATTTGATTTCCTATTTAAAAGATCTTTGTCAATAGCGTCTTGACCAGGAATACCACCACGAAGATACGCAACTAAAAACGAAGCATAATTAATAAGATCTTTACCTGAATCTTCGAGTGATTCAAAATTAGGTTCATAATCTGGATCAGATTCCATTGCTTCTAAAACACTCCACATACGTAAAGTTTTTGCGTTTATAATATCAAGAATAGAAGCAATACCTCTAGGATAATAATCTGCTTGTTGTATTCTTGAGTTTTCGTTTTGATAATCTTGTGACTTACGTGTTTGTAATTCAGCACATTCTTGTAAAACTTTTAATGATTCTTTCATAGTTGATTCCTTATTTTATAGTTATTATTATACCATAGTTCTGGTGTAATGTAAACCATTTTTTGCATTTTTTTATCATATTCATATATACCATGTAGTTTATAATCACCTTCTAAAGCATCTCCAATCCAACCATATACTCTATGATTTAATTGTCTTTTAGGCCAATTAGTTCTTTCTTGTTTCATTATTCGCCACATATATTCATCAACTCTTTGATTTAATTTATATCTAGAATAACTTACTTTATGCTCAGCTTCAATATTATCTTGGTCAATTGTATCAAAATATTCTTCTGGATTATCAGTTTGACCAAGATGTGTCATAGCAATCCATTCAGCATAATGTCCTTTTATGGTATTTGGTAATATATCTGTATCAAAACATCGATGGGCATCTTTTTTATTACTTTTTATTAGTCGTGCTTCATATGTAGCTCTTTCTTTTACTAATTTCTCATCTAATCCTATTTCGTATATATTCCAATTAAACATATTATCCTTCGTATATAATTCCTTGATCATTTAATGCTTTTCTATTATCTAAATGATGCTTTTCAGTTAAGTCTTTTGAACTACCATAATATGGAACTGCATGATAATTTTGTATCATCATTTGATTAACAGATAAAGGTTCTCCCTCAAAAAAAAGTTCACCTAATATTCTACCAAATTTTCCTTTGTCATGTGATACTAATTCAACTTCTTTATCTTTTAATAAACTTTCTAAAAAATATTTAGATTGTTTACCATAAAATTTTTCTTCTAAATCACGAGTACGAGATTCAGGTGTATCTATTCCCATCATTCTTACTCGTTGTTTTTTATAAGTCATACCAAATCCTAAATCGATATCTACATCGACTGTATCTCCATCTACGACTCTAGTTACATCTACTTTATACGTATACATTTTTTTTCCTCATTTATAAAACAAGTGATTATCAATAGTAACCACATGTTCAAGTTGTTTTGACCAATATGGTTCTACAAAATCTGCATGATACCATAGTGATCCTTCAGTTATATCAGGATATTTTCCTGTTAATACTAAATTTGCTATCCACACAGATGTTAACCATGTGTCTGAATCTTTAGGTACATCAGGTTTACCATCACAATACCAACTAAATTGACATTGATTTTTAATGGGAACCTCGTTACCTTTCCAGTTAATTTTTGTTTTTGACTGATAAATTACATCACATACATTGTTTGGAAATAATTCTGAGTGCTGTCTATTTATTGCAACATGTGCTACTGCAACTTTACCCGCAAATGATTGATTTGCAGCTTCGAAGTAAATATTTTTTGCTATGCATATTACTGGTTCATTTTGCAAATAAATTTGGTGGCCATGATATGTTATATTATGATCATCACCATAAGCTTTTCCAGCTGCAAGGAATAACCACATCAATAATATAAACCAACCTAGGTATAATATTCCTTTATCTACTTTATCATCCTTCATTTTTTTCTCCTAACATAGAATTTCTTAGTGTTGTACTACTAAATCTATGAGCTCTATTATTAAAGTATAATTCAATATCTCTTTCACGACATATTTCTTTACCAGTAAAATCTTTGTATCTATATTCTTCACCAAGTATACGAACATTAATTGTATACAATTCTAATATATCCATTAGATCTCTTTCAGTTGAATATGGAATTATTTCATCGACGTATTTTACGGCTTTTAGTTGAGTATATCTTTCAACTACTGTTTGTATTGGTTTATTCTTACTATCAGATCTATCTATTGTTGGATCAATTTGTAATCCACATATCAAATAATCACATTGTTGTTTAGCTTCTCTTAACATTTGTACATGCCCCGCATGTAATAAATCAAATGTGCTACATGTAAATCCTATTTTCATAAATTATTCTTAAAAACAAATTCGATAGCTCTATCGGCTTCTTTTTCGAAATCACGTTTGGCATACCAGTTGCCTGTATCATTATCTAAATCTTGGCATATCCACGCGATTTCTTTAGCTGTAATTGGATAACCACGGGCCACTGCATTACCTGCAGTTGATACCATTATTTGGTACATTTTAGAATACCAGCCACTACCACTTATTGTTCTATATTCTTCAACGTGTGATTTATTTACAAAAGGGCAGTCTCTATATCCCGTCCATGAAAAGTCAGTTTTATTGAGTGTTTCTTTTCTGTGTTTGATAAGTCCTTCTTTGATTGCGTCTGGAAGCTTATCGAAAAACGATTCATTTGGTATGACATATCTGTGTTTCTCCATGAGAGCTTTTGGATCCATGACGCTTCCTTCATGGGAAAATATAAAGTTGTAAGAGCCTTTGTATTTACTAGGGATGTAGTACATCCTACTAAGATCTTTTGTTTGAGCATCAGCGATGTCTCCTATTTCTTTGTTAAGTGCGAACCAAAAGTGTTTAATATTATCAACATCTACATGTTCTGTTAATGGAAATACTAATCTAAATTTTGGATGTTCTTTTGTAGATGACGCTGTCGAATAACAAACATATCGATATTTAGAATATTTATTATGTATTTCTTCAATATCACCTTCGTAATCATCAACATCAATGATGCCGAAACCACCCCAGCCGGTTACATTGGAATTTGCTCGGGTGGTCTCGGTCTTATAAATTGCTGGTGAAATTAATGGTGCATCCGTTTTTTTAGGATACTTATCACTTTCTGCTAGCTTATATAATATACTTTCAAATTCATCGAATGAATTATAATCCATTCTTTTTTCTGTTTTATTATCGTATATAGAATCAAATATCGTTAAACTTACCATGATTACCTTTGTGTGATGGTGCCTCCCAATCTTCTGGTTTAACCAGATCTGGTAGTCCTAGTGGATTAGGTCTTTCTGCTTTAACACCTACGTTTTTTCTCATATTTGCATAAAGTACTTCATCCCATGCTTTATATGGATCAACTCCAAATGCATCAAGTGTACCAATTGCAACGACACATAGATCAATAAGACCATCAACGACTTCTTCTGCGTCGTTTAACATATATGCTTGTCTTGTTTCATCTAATTCTTCTTGTAAAAATGCTATCCTAAACTTTAAAAATTCTTTTAGTTTTTCAGGATTATTTTCAACCCAGTCTCTTGTTCGATATTTACTTTGCATTTGGTAAATATCATCTACCCAGTCTTTACTCATTATGTAATTACCTTTTTATCTGGTACAACCAGACCACTTGTCATACTTCTAACTTGATCAACTAATTCGTCTACCGGATCACATACCATGATTACATGTCTTTTATTAATTACATGACTATCACCTTTAGCATAAGCCATAAATGGAATGAATCCAATTTTACCTGGTTCAGTTGCTACCATATTAAAAGCATCGCTAATTTCTATTTCATCTGATCTTTCGATCACCTTTCCAATTATTTCCTCTTGTGAGGTTAATCTTACTAATTTCATTTTTTTCTCCAATGTTATATATTATACCACAAAATGTAGTATATGTACACCGTTTTTTATCCAAAGAAATCATCTAGTGTTGCGATTTCCTTAGATGACCAACCCACAGCATCAAGAATTGGTTCAATAGGATCAAGAAAAGTTTTTTGAAACTGTGTTTCGTAATCAATATACTTTTCAAGTCCAAACTCACGAGGCAGATAATCGATAAACGAAATAACGTTTTCATGAATTTTGTTGGGTTTACGTAGATAAACAAATTTGAGTTTATCGCCGTTTTTGATTTGTTCGTATCTTTTTTGTAATGCTAGGTCTATAACTTGTTTATTGTATAGTAATGCACCACGTACATGAATTGGTGTACCCTTTCTGTAAATTAGGTTGTTGTCTTTAAATTCTCGAACTTTGGTAGCACCTCGAGGAAAAGCAATATCATGAGCAGACAATGTATCAAAGTGTTGTTTAAAGGCTTCAATTGATTTTTGAGTTTCTGATTCATTACCCTGAATAATTACTTTAAATATTTGTTTTAAGGCATCACGACATGGCGCCGGTGTAGACGATTTAATAGCTTCGATACCCATGATTTTGAGTTTTGGTTCAGCGTAACGAACACCTTCGTTATCTTGAACATTTAGAATATATCTTTTCTTAGCTGTCCATATACCACGATCGGCAATAGCTTCACGTTTCATAACCATGCGATTAGATATCCCGCCAAGTTGAGAATATAAATTATCATATGCTTTTGCAAGTACTGGTTCAAACTTATCTTCACATACAGTATCTAAGAAGTCAGTAGTATTGTTTGGTTGAACTGCTTTAGTTAAGTCTTCTAGACCTACATAAAGAGAATCAGTATCGATTGCAAGAACATAATCTTTAAAAGTTTGATCTTTGCGTAATATTTTATTTAGGTAATCATTAAGAGCATATTCAGCCCAGCGTATTGTAAGTTGACCTGTTAGTGTAATAGCTTCAGCTACTCGTTGATCAAAGAATCTAAAGTATTGATTACCCATTGCACCGTAAAGTGAATTAAGTAAAATCTTAATAGACATTTGCTGGTTTTCTGCGATTGCAATATCACGTTCAATAGCATATAATTCTTGTTTATCTTCTTTATCAACTTTTTGTAATTTAATTTGTGATTGAATCATTTGGTTTTTGATTTCAACACGTTCACTGTACATTTCATCAATAATAGTTGGAATAATACCTTTGAATTCAGTGTTAAAGTATTGACCGTTTGCAGCAAGTGCTTTACCTTTGTTGTTAGGTTTATAAGAACCTGCAAGCATTCCTTCTAAGTCAAAGTTAGTTATTTCACCTTCAGCAATAGTTTCGGGTGACATATTGTATTGCATAATAATAGAAGGATATAGCGAGTTTAAGTCAAAGCTGACAATGTTTTCGTGTATTCCAACCTGCGGATCTTTTACATAACCACCAGGATAAAATGTTTTGTTTTGATCACGTTTTAGTGGTACTGCAATTTTGTGTTCGAACAATTTACGATAAATGATTGTGTCCCATATATTAGTTGTACCAAATGTGTCGTTGTAATTTACACCAGCCTTATAAGCCATAGTCATACATAACGTAATTAATCCAAGCTTATCTTCGAGACGATCAACTAATTCAACATCTTTAATGTTATAGTCAATAAATTTTTGATGGTCGGTTTGATATAAAGTATGTAGTGAACCAGCTTCTTCGTAAGATAGTTTTCTTTCACCAAGCACAACGTTAGCAATATGATCGAGTTTGTATGTTTCTTGTGGACCATATGAATAACCAAACTTTTTAAACAAATCAAGATAATCTAGATTAGATAAACCCATGATTGTATACCGCTTACCATTACGAGCAGTTTGTTTACCAGGGATGACATCAATACGCATTGCATTACGATTTTGATGATATGGTGAAAGACGTTTAGCATAAGCTTCGCCAATTACTTTACACATACGATTGTACATATAAGGAACATCAAAGAATGATGTATTCCAACCCGTAATAACATCTGGCATATTAGATGGTTTTGACCACCAGGTTATAAAGTTAATCAATAGATCTGCTTCAGTATTAAATCGAGAATATACAACTCTATGAGATTTCATATAGGATATTGATGTATCATATTCACCGAGACCCCACACATAGTATGTATTATCAATATTATTTTTACATGTAATAGATATAATCGGACTATCGGCCTGTTCTGGCTCGGGGAAACCATTGTCAGACGCAACCTCAATATCGATAGTAGTGACATTTATTTTGTTACGATCGAATTGAATTTGACCAGGAAAATAGTCATTGATAAACGCAGCGGTATAGTTGGTATTACCAAATATGTGGAGCCCGGCTACTTGTTTGTTGTTATTCATCCACTCTTTTGCTGAATTCATAGAATCAAATTTGACTTGACCAACTGGTGTACCGTCGAGTGCTTTCCACGCAGATGGCTTATTTGTCGCGACAAAAAGTGATGGTTCGTATTTTACTGTTTCTTTGATTTTTTTGTTATGGTCATAACCACGGTAGTAGATATAATTACCGTATTTTGTGACATGCGTATAAAATTTCATAATGTAACCATTTCCAATATATAGTATATATTATACCATAGTTTTATCATAATGTAAACAATTATTTTCACTTTTTTTCATAAAGTTGAGGGGATGTTTCCATCCCCCCTGAGTCTTACAGATCCTAACCAGATACGGTTAATAACATTATAAATGGAGCCATTCCTAAAACTGCTCCCATAGTAATGAGCATAACGAGTATTCCACTTAGGGTCTCTGCAATGTCCTCGTGCTTGTGCACATAATGCATCAATGTTTTCATTGCTGTTCTCCAGTAAAAAAGTTTATTACTAATCTACCGGGTGTTCGCTGATACTAGCCTTTCAAAAAAGATTTTTTCTTTGATGCCCCAGCAGACCCTATCTCGATCTTCCTAGGACGCCTCTCTTCCGGAAGTTCAACTCTGGCATAAACCACGAGTATTCCATTCTCTAAATCGGCACCATCTATTACGACAAATTCTGAGAGACGGAAGCTCTTCTCAAACTTGCGGGATGATATACCTTTCCAAGCATATTCACGTGCATCGCTTTCGATTTTTCCACGCACTTTGAGGATACCTTCTTTGACTTCAACGTCAATATCTTCTTGTGTGAAACCAGCAACAGCCATTTCGATGAGAAATTTTTCATCATCGATTTTTACAATGTTGTGTGGTGGGTAGTTGTCATTACCAGATCTAGCGGAATTATGTATTCCCTCTAGCTCATCAAAAAGGCCTTCGAAGCCTACGAATAGCGAACGCGGAACGTTCAAAGTATTTCTAACCATGTTTTCCTCCTATTATTAAGCAAGGTTAATTTTTGAGGCCCGACCTATTCGGCGCCTCAATATTATTTATACTAGTTTATATTCTAGTTAACAAATAAGTTTTACAACTTTATTTATTCTACCTGATTTCATAATTTTATGAATATATTCCAGGGTTTTTTTAATTCTTATCATTGTTACTATTTCCTATGTTGTACTTTGGACATAACTGCCATTCAGACTTTTCTTTAAAAGGTATAACCTTAATTTGTCTAAGTGGGGCAATGTCTTTAGCCTCTTCAGGATCTACTAATGTAATTAGTCCCCAATCGGCCAGCAACGTAGCAATAGTGTTTCTTCTTTGAATATCATTCAAAAGTAAGTTAGATGGTTTTCCATCTAATAAGAATAGTTCTTTAAAATGTACTATAAAGTATCGGCCTTGTTTATGTAATATGTGGCATGATTGATATAATTTTAAATCTTTTCTTGATGCTACACCGATACGTGTTAATGTTTCTCTGATTTTTAAAAAATCATCAGGTTCGTTGAGTGTGATCTCCAACATTGAGGCTGGTGACCATGAGACTTCTATATTATTGTTTTCGTTTTCCACCTTTGTAAATCCTTTTTTTCAGTTCATTTATTTGATCATTTCCAAATAATGACAATACAGACTTAGCCTTTTCATCGCTATATCCATAATATTCTTTTATAATTGAAAGATTTTCAATTTCAGTAGCTTTCAACCACTTAGAAAATCTTCGTTTCTTCTTAATTATATTTATAAGAAAATCGAATTGAAGACGGCTTTCTAGGTGATGATTTATGTTCATTTCATTTGCCATTAAAATAGTATCAGAAAAATATGATAGACCTCGATTTACCATAAAAGCGTTATAATCTTTTTCAGCAATATCATCTATCATAATATCTTTTTTAGTATTGTTAATAGAGTTTAAATAATCAAATGGGTTCATTTTTTCATCAACTTATCATAAACTAAATCATCTAGCAGTTTAGCTCTTCTTTTTAGATCTATATTTTCATCTACAAGTTCAGAGACTCTTACTTGCAAGTTATGTATTTGTTTTTGCATTTCTTTAACTTCATGTTTTAACGCTTGTTCTATATCATATGTTTTCATTTAAATTGTACACCCGCCATAACTTCAGTTAAACACGCAACCGTATTCAATTCATGATCAGCTGCAAAAGAATTTTTATATTGATAATCTGCTAAAATAAGAACAAGCTGTGGAATAGATGCTGGTTCTACATATGTATACATATTATCGTATAACTTTCTAAAAATAGCAACCGGTTCAGAATCAATATTGTTTACAACCCATTGTCGCATTTCTTTAAAGTTTTTTTGTTTTAAGTGTATAATTAAATCATTAAATGTTTTTTCTGAAAGCGAAACTAGTATTCCAGTATCTATTACACCAGATACAGAATATCTTTGTAATTCATTTATTACTTTACGCCAATCTGGCATGTATTTCATTATAAGTTCAGCAAGTACTTGTCTTTCGTATTTAATACCTTCAGCTTCTAATATTATCATTAAGCGTTCCATCATAACAGAACATAATTTTTCTGCATCTTTTTTTGGAATATTAAATTCGATTGTTGTACATCTTGAATGAAGTGGTTCAATAATTCTGTTTTTAAAATTACACGTTAAAATAAATCTGCAATTTGCAGAAAATTCTTCAATAAAGCCGCGTAATGCAGGCTGCGTTGATTGAGCATTAAGGTAATCTGCTTCATCTAGGATAACTACTTTGTAGCCTCCCTGGAGTGAGATCGATGAAGCAAATTGTTTAATTTTATTTCTTAGTGTATCAATACCAGATTCTTCAGAGCCATTTATAAGTAAATAATCAAGATTTAATTCATTACATAAAGCTTTAGCAACTGTGGTTTTACCTAGACCGGCTGTGCCAGTCAGAAGCATATTGTGTAATTCACCTCCGTTAACAATATCTTCAAGTGTAGTTTTTATATGTGCAGGTAATACACAATTTTTAATTTTTTGTGGTCGATATTTTTCAACCCATAAGAATTCATTCATTATAGTACCTCCCATCCTAAGACTGTACTAACACGAAATGACCTCCATGCGCTTTTATCTAGAGCCCACACAGCAACATGGTCTGTGTTAGGATTGACACCTTCAATTACAATATCAACACCATTAGCTTTTAGAACTTTGGGATTTAATGTACAATGCATGACTCGTATTTCATCTGAGTCAATTTTTTGAAAGGTTACCGTTGCAGTACCTTTTTGTAGTGCTTCTAATAAAAGTGATAATTCATTTTTATTCATAATATAATTCCTCAATATAATAAAAAGTGCAGGGGAATTTCACCCCCACAATAAGAAGTTTAATTAACTTCTTCAGCTTCTACCTCTTCTGGTAGATCAGCACCTGCTGGTGTTTCAGGAACAAGCCCTTCTGGAGCTTCTTTCCCTTGAGATTCAGAGGCAGCATTTAAAAATGCTACTACTCTATTTCTCAAACCACCAATAGCTTCTAGCTCTTGCCCTTCGAAACCACCACGTCTTGATACAATATCTATGATTTGTACAAACGTCGCGATATCTTGCAGCGAAAGCTGTGGAGCTTCAGGTTGTTCGCCTCCCTCAGGAAGGACTTTATTATCTAATTCAGCCATTTTCTTCTCCTTTGCAAAGTAGACTAATTTTGAGAGACCCGAACCATTCGGCATCTTCTCGTATTATCCTCATAATATTATGAGAATACTTACTGTGCATAATATATTTATACACCGTAACTTGACGATTTTTCAAGAGCAATAAAATATTCAACTGGAATATCATTGTTTTTCCAATTGGATATTAGCCTTGAAGAAATCGAAACTTTATAATCGCCATGTAGCATTTTTAAATTTGAAATACTAAAGACGAAATCAAATGTTTCTGTTGAAGTTGTATCAAGTGTGATATTAAATGTATTTGCAGTAGCGTCTCTTTCATCAAAGACTTTTGCAACAACTTCAGCGCTATCACGTGGTGATCCACCACTGTCACAGCTAAACATTAATTCTGTATGTCCAAGAACTGCAGCAGCTTTTTTGATTCTATCTAAATCATCAGATGATAAATCAAAGCTTACTTCACATTTTGGCATGTTGATATCTTTACTTGGTTGTGTTAGAATATCAAGTTCAGAGTAATAGTATCTTACCTTTGTTGAATTTGGTCTTTTAACACCACCTGCTGTATTTGAAACAAGAACAGACTTGTCTTCAAATGTTAAAACTGGAGCATCGACTAAATTCATTACAGATAAGAATTCATTCAAATCGTATACACCAAATTCATGATCAAAGTTTTCAGCAATAGAAGCTTTTGCCATAATAGTTTTAGCTTCTGATATAGTTGAAAGTGATTGACCAGGTTTAAATACTAGATTAGAATTAATACCCGCAAAGTTTTTGAGGATATTAACCGTATTTTCAGATAATTGCATAATATTTTCCTTTTTTATTTTTCATTTTCTTCATCATGTACGTGTAATGCAATAATAGCGTAATGTAGTATTTTTAATAGATCTTTTCTATTATAACCTTCTTTTTTGCCGTATCTTTGCGTATACTTCAATACATTCCCTAAAGCGAAACCCATGCCATGTCCACAATCAATAATAAATTCAGTTGATTGAAAATTACTTTTACTGTAATGACCATCATAGGTTGCACTAACATAATTTAAGAGCTCTTTAATAAGAGCTCCTTCATTAAACTTAAAGTTCGTTTGTTTGTTCTTCGACATTATTCTCCTCATTATCTAATGCACCTGAATCTACTTTTGTATATAGATCTAAGAATGCTTCTTTTGTATCATCATCAAATCTAGCGATACATAACTCAATTGCTTTTATTTTATTTTTAAAGATAGAGAATGATTGTACAATATGACACAATCTTCTTGTTGATACTACTTCATCAACACCATCATCGTAAAAAGTTTTTCTAATAATATCAGCCCATGAAACTAATTTTTCTGCAAATTCTTTATCTACTGCACCAAATTTTTCCATGTGATTTAAAACAATTTTAGTTTCAATGGAAGGCGATGGAAACTTTTGATCTACTGCAATAGTAAATCTTTCTAAGAAAGCTTCATCAATTATTGATGCCGCAGTAAATCTTCCATCTTCAGAACCTTTACCTTTTGTATTAGCTGTTGCTATAACATTAAATCCAGGCGCCGGAGTAATCGTTTCACCCGTTTTCTTAACGAGTACAGGCTTACCTTCAAGTATACCTTGAAGACACATAATTTTATTTGTAGCTCTATCGATTTCATCGAGAAGTAAAACTGCACCGTTCTCCATTGCTTTAAGAACTGGACCTTTAGAGAATATAGTTTCTCCGTCAATAAGTCTAAAACCTCCGAGTAAATCATCTTCATCTGTCTCCGGGTTAATTTGTACTCTAATAAATTCTTTGTTTAGTTTTGAACATGCTTGTTCAACCATAAAGGTTTTACCATTACCAGATAGCCCTGATATATATACAGGATAAAACATACCACATTTTACAATTTTTACTATATCATGGAATGGTCCCCATGGTACGAATGTGGGATCTGACTTAGCAAATGTTTTTTCTTGGTTTACAATAGATTGCATTTTTGCAATAGACCCTTTTGGTAAATCAACCACATTAGATTCATATGGTTGAATAAGTGCGCTTAGATCATACGTACCTATTTTAACTCTATTGTCAGGGGTAATAAGATCTTTCCAATCTTTACCGGTATAGCCTAAGCTTTTACCGGTTGTTTCAATAATATTTTTTCTAAACTGTTTTTGGTCAGGAAAATTCTTGGCCAGTTCTTTCAAAATATTTTGCGTTGATATTTTCAATTCATTCATAATATATTCACTCCGTTATCATTATCAAATTATAGTACTATTATACCACAGTTTTACTGTATTGTAAACAGTTTTTTGTAAAATAATTGCACTTTTTTCATATTTTTTATGCAACTGCAGCTCCAAATTTAGTCATAAGAACTTTATTTAATTTCTTACTTTTTGAATACTTTTTAAAAGCATTTCTAATTTGGCCATTAGATGCATTATCCTCGATATCAAAATCATCTGCTGAAGTATCAAGGTTTTTATTACCTTTTACAAGATAAAAATTATTGTATCCGCCAAAGTTTTTAACTTCGACACATTTGTTTTTTCTATATTCTTTATTAGATTCTGGCTTATAATCATACCAATCATAATTTTTTTCATGAGATATTTGACCAAGTTTATTATTCCAATGGTGATTATCATCTGCCATAAAGAATCCAATTGTATTTACTTGAAATTGTTTTTTAATATTTTCTAGTATAGCTTTAGTCATCTGAGCTCTGTTTTTGGCTTCAATATACTTACCATCAACAAAAACTCTAATTTTACTACTATAAGCGTATGTGTTAAATTTATTCTCAGCATATTTTGGATCTTGCATTACTCTCATGGAGTTTGCGTCACCATCTGTAAATGTTATTAAATTCATTTTTTCAATATTATTTTTAACTCTAAACTTTTTAATAAGATGTCTTGCTACTAATAAAGATTGGTTTAAAGGTGTTGATCCCCAATCTTCATATTTAGAATTAAATCTTTCTGAACCCCAGCCTTCATAATCAATTCTAGTCCACATATGTCTAATAGACTCTTCAAAATCTTTTTTACTTAATGATGATGAACATAACATTGGCATAGAAATATCATCAAGTTCAATATCACCATCTTTAAATTTTCTCCATGAATCATACAACTTTTTGTTAGTTGTACTAAAACCATAAACTTCAAATGGAATATTTACAGCTTTACAAAACATAATTGTATGTAAAACTTGATTCAATACGTATCTTATTGATGAGCTCATTGATCCCGAATAATCTACTATTAACATCATACCATGATTTTTTGCATCAGCTAGTTTTGTAGTTCTTAGAAAAATATCATCACTAGTTTTGTATGACCATAATTTATTTATGTCAATTACACCCGTTTTTGCAGTTGAAGCTTTTTGCCATTGTGTTGCAGCTTTTCTTTGTTCAAATTCTTTTACTGAAAAGTTTACGTTTTTCTTAATGTCTTTTATACCTTGCTTAAATCTAGCTTGTGAAGCTTCATATTCTCTTATTAACCAATCGTTTTCATCTGTATCACTATAAACATCACTCTTTCTTTTATTTCTATCTTGAGCAAGTTCATTATAATTAATTACAATATCATCCATAAATTCTTTACTAATATCTTGTGCTGCAATTGGTTGACCATCTTCAGGTACTTCAACTAAACCTTTTTCCATTTCTCTAAATATTGTATCAGTTATTGATTGATCAACATCACCTTTATGAACGGGTTCAGATGAAAATACTGGTGATTCGACATCTTCTTCGCTTGAGCTCTCAGTCTCATCGTTTGAGCTTGAACCTTCACTTGTATCTTCATCTTTGCCGTTTAACTCTTCGCTGTTGTTTCCCTTTGGTTGTTGTGTATCTGATTCTAAATCATCATGACCCATATTATCTGTAGGATCAAATTGATCTCCCTCAGATTCGTTTTGATGATCACCATCAGTAAATTGTGGTGGTTGCATCAATTCTTCTTGATTTTCTTTAGTATATGCTAATATATCTTTTACTAATTCTAATACTTCAGAAAAATCATCTGTATTCATAGCTCTATCATAAAAAACTTTTTCAGCTGGAATCATTGGTACATCTAATAAATTACCAACTTTAGCTTTTAGATTAATTTTATCGATAAGTTTTATTTGGCTCCAATCTTCGATACCATCACCAAAAAAACCATCATCATAAAGTTTTTTGTAACCTCTAGCAAATGGACCAACTAAACCAGGATATCTATTTTTTATTTTTCTTTCGATCCTAGCATCTTCAATAACGTTAATATACGACCTAGGGCATCCTTCTAATTTTTCAGGGCTATCATGCCAACCTTCATAAGGTGTTTCTAATGCATGTCCAACTTCGTGACCAATAAGTAAATCATATACATCTTTACCCTTGTCTTCCCACATAGGTAGGCCTAGCACACGATTCTTAATATCAAACCAGGCAGTCTTATAATTGCCGTGTGAGATTGTTATATTTTCCTTTGCTAGTAATTTAGGTAATTGCATTCTGTAAACTCCTTATCAATATATGTATATTATACCATAGTTCTACACCATTGTAAACAGGTTTATGTAAAATAAATGCACTTTTTTTCACTCAGAACGAAATACTCAATATAACTTGAGTGAATAATGGTGGAGCTGATAGGAATCGAACCTACGACCTACTGGATGCAAACCAGTCGCTCTCCCTACTGAGCTACAGCCCCCTTATTTTATTTTAGAAAAATTCTTTTCTTTAATAAATTCTATTTTTGATCTAAACTTATTTTCTAATATATCACCTTTATGAGAGATGATGAATACATTCGTTCCATCTTCAAGGGTATTTAATATCTTGGTAAGATTATCAATACCATCATGATCTAAACTAGAATCGAATGTTTCATCAAGAACTAATAAGTTTGTAGCCGCACTATTTTTCATTTTAGCTATTTGCCTCCATGTAAATAGTAATGATAAATCAATTCTTTGTTTTTCACCCTCAGAGAACGATGCATAGTTAAATGTATCTCTATGGCGAGATCTAATTGTTTCGTTAAAGCTTTCATCTAAATGAAATGCAACAAAGAAATCTAACACTTGCAGATACTGATTTATAAGACGATTCATAACAGGCAAATATTGTTTTATCACTTTAGTCTTAATGCCAGTGTCTTTAAGCATTTCTCCTATAACTTCATTGTATGTCCTTTCCTCAACATATTCAAGTTTCTTTTCTGTAATTGTTTCTTTTCCATCTCTCAAAGAATTCATTTCTTTCTTAGCAGTTTTTATATCACCACTTGATTGTAATAAGGTTCCAATTTCTTTTTGGGTACTATCAATTTCTTTTTGAATCAAAGATATTTTATCATTATTAGAAATAATTTTTCTTTGTCTTTCTAATAATAATATCATTGCATTTTTTGATTCTTCGATATCAGACATATTTTGATTGACTTCTTCACTTAACTTTTCCATACCCTGCTGAACTTCAGCCGCTGATTTTTTAATACCACTAATTTTTGATTCTTTAATTAACTCATCGATTTGTTGATCACAGGTTGGACATTGATCATGATCTTCAAAAAACTTTGATTGTTGTACTAAGTCTTTAATTTTTGCATTGAACTGTAGATCATACGATTTGAGTTGAGTAGCTTTTGATTTTAAATTATCAGACTTTTTAGTTTCGATATCAATATGACTTTGAAGATTTTCATTTAGTTTAGATGTTTTATCTATCAAACTTTTAATATCATCTTCATAGGTTTTAATACTTTCTTTCTTGTTTTCAACCATATCTTTATTGATTGATTGCAAATCTTTAATATATTTCCCTTGGCTATCAATTTTAGTTTTAAACAAATCAATTTGATGATTAATGTCGGTTAGTTCATCTCTAATTTTAGCATTTCTTTCTTTTAATAAAGTATTCATTTTAGAAAAAATATTAATGTCTAATAAATCTTCAATAACAGATCTTCTTGACCATGCAGGAAGTTGCATAAATGGAATGAATGAACTACTACCTAATACAACTACCTGATGAAATGATTTATGATTTAACTTTAATATATTTTGTTCTAAGAATTTTTGATAATCTCTTGCGTTAGAAGCTTGATTAATCATTTTATTATTTTGAAAAATTTCAAATTTACCTGGCTTAATACCTCGAATAATTTTAAAGTCCGAGTCACCAATTTTAAATTCAACTTCAACTATAGTACCCTTTTTATTAATACTATTAATCATTTGATCTTTCTTAATATCTCTATGTGGTTTACCAAATAAACCAAAAGAAAGTGCATCTAACATAGTTGATTTACCAGTACCATTTGATCCTACGATTAACGTTGAAGGTGTTCTATCTAAATCGATTTTGATTGTATCATTTCCAGTTGAAAGAAAATTTTTCCAACTTACACTTTTAAAATGTATCATACTACCTCTAAATTTTGAGCTTCTGTATAAAGCTTTCTCAATTCAATTTTTAAATGATCTTTATCTAGATCAGTATCAACAGCTTCAACATAAGAATCTAAAAGTTGTGTTGTATCTTCTAAAGATATTTTTTCGTCTTCAACACTATCTCCTAAATATTCTTCGAAGCTTTCAGCAATTTTTAGTTCATAAGTTTCTATGCTTTGTAACTTATCAACAAACTTATCAAACATATACAAATCATTTTTACTTAATACTATAAGTTTAATAAATTTATGTTTGCAATCACTAAAATCATAATTATTATAATCATTATTTGTATCGTCATAAATGATTTTTTTAAATATAGTAATTGGATTTCTTACAGGTTTTACTTCTCTTGTTTCTGTATCTAACACATGGAAATATTTAGGATCGTCTACATCAGCCCAAGTAAATTCAAATTGTGAACCTAAATAGTCTACATTACCTTGACTTGATTTTGTATGGAAATGTCCTGATAAAACTCTTTCAAATCTAGAAAAAATATCAGCATTCATACCATGTGGATTTGTTACACCAGCCATCAATTCAAATCCTTTTAATTCTAGATGCGCGCCAAGAAAAGGAGCTTTGCAGTTTAAAGCAAAATCAACATATTCTTTATAATTACTATTATTAATCCATGGAATAACAGCAACTCCTAGACCATTATAATCTAGTACAGTTGGCTTCATTATAATATTTACATTGCTGGTAAAATAACCCAACAACTCTTTGAGGCTGCACAACTCATTTGTATTTTTGAAGTATACATCATGATTTCCGGGTATAATATCCATGGTAATACCAGCATCACGCATAGGCTCAAGGAAATGCTTACGATTAACATTGAGTGCTTTAAAGTTGACGAATTTTCTATGTTCATAGTAATCACCTAAGTGAAGTATTTGTGTTATATTGTTTTCTTTTAGATAAGGAAAAAATATATTTTCATAAAATTTTTCTTGATATTTTAAAAATATATCTGAAGAATTGCGCACACCACAGTGCGTATCATTCAATATTGCTACTTTCATATATTATACCATAAAGAGTTCTAGTTTTTCTTTCTCTTTTTCAACCTTTTTAAACTCTTTAAGGGCCGCATCGCTTGTTCGAACTCTACTAATTCTTTGTCTTAACGTATCAACATAAGCCATAGTTTCTTGAGCTCCAGCATCGTCCATACCCATTTGTGTAAAGTCTTCAATACCCATTTTTTCTATAAACTTAAACTTAATATCTTGTTGCTTTTTCTCTTTAGTGATTCTACGTATAAATGCAAAATAACATATTTGTGTAAAATAACTAAATGCATTCGGTTTACCAGTTCTTGTAGTAGTACTGATATTGTAATTACCAATTGCTCTTAAACAATTTTCTACTGCATCCATAACCATTTCTTCTCTATAAGTATACCTTACAAAGTTTGGTCTATGAGATAGTCCTTCTGCGATTTTTATAAAACAACGGGCAATGTAGTCGGTCACCTTTGGTGGTGTTTCTTCTTTTGCTTTTGCTTCTTGAGCTATTACTGCATAATCATATACAGCTTCTGAAAACTCTCTATTATTGACATAGTGAGGTTTTTGTTTAGCTTTCATATTCATTCATTTTCTCCATATATTAGATATATTATAACACAATTTGAGCTAAATGTACACACATTTTTTTAACTTTTTTTTCATAAAACTGTTTACAAATCACCAAAAGTATGGTATAATAATATAGTGTACCGGGGAGGGTGGAGTATACTATTAATGTATTGTAGGTTCTTTTGATGTGTTTTGATACAGATCATATTCATCTATGAGATCATCATCATGTAAGGGATCTATATTTTGTTCTTTTAAAATTTTATCAAGTACTTCATTAAAGGAAGGTGTTCTTTCAGCATTCTCCTTTTTATTTACACTATAGTTTATATAATGTTTTTTTGATTCATCATCTATTTCAACGTGATTAATTACATGTCTTTTAAACAATTTAAATATTTTTTTCT